CCAAAAAACCCTTCTTTAAATCCTCCACTAAAATCATCCCAACTTCCTAGTTGTTCTTTTAATGAGGATTTTAGAAAACTACCAAATCCCATAATGGATTAATTACGAAACGTTGTCGCCGATACTTCTGCCTACGTCTGCACCAACACCACTACCAATTGGAGTTTGTACTGCATTGTCGAAACGTAATGTCATTGCAACTGTTACTGGCTCCGAACTACCATAGTTTAAATCACCGTAGTTTACGTTCGCTAAGTAACAACCGTATACTTCCCATGTTTCAAGAACGTTTGGTTCATGTGCGCCATTACCGCCGTCCAAAATCTCTACACGTGTAGTAAATTTGTAATCAGAACCTGATGCGGCACTTGCCTGTTCCATAAAGTCTAGTTGCTTCTGTAGTTGTTCACCTGCTAATTTAGAAACTGCGCCACTAGCGTCGTCACGTAGATTAACATTAATGTCATCCCAAGTATGCTTACCTGCTAAACGTACACGTGAGTTATAAATCTCAATGTCAATTGGATCAAAACTTACTGATGGTCTAGTAAAGTCAATTACTTGTTTAGTTAATTCGGTTCTTGGTGTAGATACGCCGAAGTTTTCAAAAACTACACGGAATCTATACTTTAACTTAGGCATTAACAAGCCTTGGCTTGATCCTGATTGGTCAGTTGCCAATGGTGTTGTCATTCTAGTCAATGATGATACTGACATATTTTACTCCTTAAATTGTACTTATTGTTATTTATGCTAAAAAATAATCTTAAAAAATCACAAAATATTTCATCTAGGTTATTCATTGAATAACTAAATTTAATGTTTAATGGTATAAATGAATTAGTTGCAGTTAAAAAACGCAGAGACCCAACTAAAGATAAACTAAAAGAAGTACAACCAACTAAAATTTGTAGAGTAGAGGGTTGTAACAATCACATTTCGGAATACACTGGACCTGGATCACAGACAGTTTGTCGTGAACACCAATTAATGTTACGTGAATACGGCGGAAATGCGCGTATTGATAGAATGTGGACTTTTCTCAAAAAAGACACGTGTGAGAAATGCGGCCACAAGCCAATGAAAAATATAAGATTAAAAGAACTACCGTATGATTTAAGACGTATTATTTCACGTATGTTTTTACACGTTGATCACATTAACGGCGACAAAAAAAATAATCACCCAAGTAATCTTCAAACACTATGTACAGAATGTCATGTGGTTAAAACATATAAAAACGGAGAATTTTTGAAAAAAACTAAATAAAACAATTGAATTTGGCAATTTTGCCGGATAGTCACAATTTTGTGACTTAAATAGCAGTCTGCAATGACTATAAACTAATTTTAACTACACCAATAAAAAAGGCAACTATTAAAGGTTGCCTTTTTTTATGAGTTAAACATATTGTTATTGTTTCCTTATGTTTGTTAGTTTGTCAATGATACTATACCCATTATTACAAGAACAGTTAGCACAACTATAGTTGCTGTTGTATCTTCACTGCCGTTAATTTCTTTTGACCAATCATACTTTTTCATAGTACCTCCTATTGGCTGTTAAACAAATTTCATAATAATTTTTTTAGTACCTCCTATATAGTTAAAAAATCCCAAACTACATTGGGCTATTTTTATTTAGTCCTAGATAAAAAAATTATTTTTAAATAAATATAGTCATTCTGTATTTTTATGTTATAATCTAGGTTGGTTGGTACATGTGATAGTGTACTTCTTCCTGTTTATAAAAAAAGAAAGGGCAATGCTTTAAGTCCTACTTAGAAATAAGCCAAATGGTGAATTACAGAATAACCGTAGAGAGCAACAAACATGTTAAGGCCGTGAGTTATAATTATAGGCTTTAACATTTAACAGCGTAAACTGTTAATTGGAGATATGATACACGTCGGGGCAGTGCCGGCCAACTCCACCAAAGAGAGTATTGGTGCTCAATTAATACTCTCTTTAATGGGGTTGAAATAGGATCGATATCGTATTAGAAGGTTAATGGCGCTAGAGAAGAAACTCTTTAAATCATTAAAGTAAACGCAAGCAATGACGTATACGCTTTAGCGGCTTGATTCGCTAAATGAGGATTTGGTAAAACATCCTTATAACCCAATGTTTTCCTCCTTGCAAGGATTAAAAAAGCCACTATAAAGTGGCTTTTTTATTGATCTAAAATTAGTATCTAATTATGAACCGTTACTAATTTCTCCAGTATTTTTAATTCTAACTGGAATGAAAATAAACTCAACCGCTTTAACAGGCTCAATAGCAATATCAACATATAACTCACTTCTGTCAATTCTACCAGGAGTATTGTTACTTTCGTCACATACTACCAAGTAATCATACAAACCACGCTTAGCAATAAGGTCATTCATAATCTTTTCAATAGAACCTTTAAGTTCGTCGCGTGTTAATTTGTCATTTGGCTCAAACAAGAACATTCTAGCAAGTGAATCAACTTGACTTCTAATATAAGAAACTAATCTTGATACATTAATTCTGTCAAGTGCTGATCCTGACTTAGTTGTTTTGTTGCCGTAGTTAACAAGTCCTGTACCAGGTATGAAAGTTAATGGATTAACATTATTTTCATACAAAGTATCTCTTGACCCTTGTCTAACTGCTGTTTGTGAGAATTCACCTTCTGCATCCAAGTAACCAATAGCACTAAGGTTATCAATATTACCACGACGTGTACCTGCTGGTGCTAACCAAGGATATGATTGGTCATCGCTTCTAATAATTGTTCTAAGAACTGCATGACTTGGCGGAACCACAATTGCAGTACCGCTTAAATCAGTTGTTTTGCCGCTTGGGTAAAACACACCTAAGTAGTTGTCGTTTGTGTTAAGGCCATCTCCTGTTGCTAAACCAGTACCGCTATTATTAGTTGCCCAATTAATAAGGTCTGTACCTGATTCCTGCAGTCTAAGTGGTGAATCACCAACAATAAACGCTGTATTGTTACGTTCGTTATTTAATGCTACCATGTTAGACATTAACTCTGGGTAACCTGGTGTTGCCATTAAGTTAAACACACGTTGCTCTTCGCGAATATCTGTGTTTGTGTCAATTGCCGCTTTCATTGCACTTACCACAATAGAACGCTGTGCTAATCTACCCATATTTGCTTCGCCGTTGTCTTTAAGCCCTGATGCATTAACCCATGCATTCTTCTCGGTTGGTAAAGAACCAGTAAACGACAGTGCATTAAAGTAATTTACCTTAAACTCTTTAACTGTGTAACCACTACGTCTTGTGTTCCAAAGGATAGTTCCTGTTGGGTACAAACTTGCACTTGGTGCATCCAAATCTAAGTAATCACTTGTAAGTAATGACTTAATAGTTGGAATAGCATCACTAATTACATCTGTTGTTCCATTTGTTGCCCATCTTGCATCAGCAAATAAAACGCCATTTTCAGTTGATTGGTCTGCTGTGTCAAGTGCAACCCATTGTGCAACACTTTTAACTGTTTGCCATCTATGAATTGATGGGAAGTTTTCTAAATCACTTGTATCAATCCAAATATCACCGTGTACTAACGAACTCTCGTCACTTTGTTGTGTAGGAGCAGTTACTGAAACAATTGGACCATCTGGACTTGTTGTTGATAAGTCAAACCCACGTACATCATTTGTTACGTTTTGATATCCTTTCCAACCTGCACCATCGTGAATCATTAAGTCGTACTCATTAATTGCACTGTAGTACCATTTAGTACCCTCGGTTGGATCTAAACCAGGAGCCACAGTATTTGCACTGAATCCTGTCTTAGTAGCAAGAACTTCCCAATTACTAAGAACTAAGTTAGAATCATTGCCTGTGCGCACATTACTTAATGTGTTTGTAATACCTGCGTCTGTGATTGGCGTACCACTAGTGTCTTTAAGTTCAATTGCACCACCTTGTGTATGTGTAATTTTAATAGCACCTGTTGCAGTAACAGCCGAAGTAACATTAGTTACGCCTGATGCAGTCAAGTCAGAAACAAATGTAGTTGCTGTTGTTCCTGTCATTGTTACAGTAACAGGAGTTGTCATGTTATTTGAACCCTTATCACTTGCACTAACTGTAAATGTTTCACCAATAACAAATGCAGGGGCTGTTAACGACCCTGTGATTTCAGTTGCGCCTGTACCACTACGAACCATTACTTTACTTGTTGCTGTGTTATTATCACTTACATCATACGATGCGTATGTAGCACCTGTAGTAATTGTACTTCCGCCTGCAGTTGCATCTAATGCTTTGTTTGCAGTAGCGTCATCTTCGTATAACGGCGTTGCTTGTGAAAGCCACGATGCTGTTGTTGTACTGTACTTCTTTATTACAAGATTAGTACCCAAGTTAACACTAGTTGTCTTAATCCAAACAGAACCATTTGGACGTCCAACTGTTGCAGATGTAAAATCTGTTGCTCTCCATGATGGGTTTTGTGTATGTGAACTTTGTCTAAGTGTCAATGTAGGATGCGTTCCGCCCATACCAGCACCTGTGTTATCTGTAATAACCATTACATAGTCTTTTGCTGTACCTGTACCAGAACCAACACCTGTAGCAATAAATGTTTCGCCTACTGCGTTACTATTAGCGCCGATTAATGTGAAGTCAGTTGTGCCTACTGTAGCAATTGTATATTCTCTTCCAATTTTAAACGCGCCTGCTGTTGCAGATGTAGTAGACGCATCAGGACTAGCATAAATTTCTAATTTATTTGACACTATCTGTGCAGTAACACCTGTAACTGTTGCTCCATTAATTGCAGTAACAACATCTGCTAACGTAGTACCTGATACAGTACACGTTGTGCCATTAATAACAATAGTTCCAGTATTTACAATTGTTAATGTACTTGCCTCAGCACTTGTAATACAAGGATGACTATCATACCAATCTAGGTCTGCTGTAGTTGTTGTGTTGCTATTATCGCCTACTAGTACCCAAGTATTATTACGGTTTTTATAATATACAGGAGAACTTGCATTTATTGTAACAACTGCATAATCTCCAATTGACGCAATACTTGATAGTGGAGCACCACTTGCAACTGCACCTACTAAATCTGCAGTTGAAGTAATTACTGTTGGAACTTTATTTGTAAATGCTTCTGTAGTTGAGTTCCATTCAAATATACCCCACTGTGTTTCTGCCGTATCTAACCAATAAGTTCCATTTGTTGGATTACCTGCAGGTCTAACTGTGGTTGGTGATAGTTGTGCTAAATCTATATCTGCACGTTGAACGTATGCTCTATTGCTTGCTCCAAGAACTGAATAAGCCGCTTGTAAACCGTATTCGTTTAATTCATAACCATGAATTGGCGTACCGCCCGAAGTTTTATAAAAGAACGGATTACCGAACGTGTTGACTAACTCACGTTGACTTGAAATTAAGTAAGTATTGTTAATTGCTGATGCTAAAGTACCCGGTGCTGACCCAGTGCCTGCTCCATTGATTTTGTTTTCAGCAGTTGCTATTAAAATGTATGGTACTGTTGCAGTTGATGCCGCGGGATATGCGCTTTCGTCTACAATCTTTACTTCTACACCTGGTGATACTAATGCCATTGAATGCCCCTAATCTAATTATTATATTAAAACTATTTATTTGATTTAATAAAAAAATGCTGTTTTAAAGTGCCTTTGAAACCTTTGTTATAAATAATTTAAAATATTATTGCTAAATTATCGTCAAATAAATAAACTCACAACAAAAATTACAATACCAAAGGTACCTTTAGTAAATGGCAAGAAAATCAGAAGGACAAAAAGAAAGAAAAATATGTAAATGCGGAAAGCGTCCAGTTGCGATTAATTACAAGAAAAACGGCATTACACATTATAGGTCTGTGTGCAGTACGTGTTCTAAAGAAAGAAAGAAACAAAAAAAGAAATTATATCCAAATTACACAAAGAAAAAGGTATGCGAGAAATGCGGGTTTACCGCATTATTTTTGGAACAGTTGGATATATTCATAGTATCGTCGCCCCGAACTATTAAAACAGTTTGTTTAAATTGTAAAGAAGAATTATCACACACTAGTAATTGGACACAAGGCGATTTAGTTGCTGACTTTTAGCCTATTTTTGTAATTCCTAAACGCTTAATACTATCCTGTAATAAAACTACTTGATTAACACAGTCCTCTAATGCATGATGACTATTGCCCAGTTTCTTAGTAGGATTAAGTTTACAAACAGTTCTACTATCTAATATATTCCAAAACTTCCACGGATATGCTTTGTTATGTTCCCTATATGCATCTTCTAAAATTGGCATATCGAACGCAACTCCATTTGCCCAAATACGACCACACTTTCGTGCAAGTGTTGCTAGTTCGTCAAGTGCTAAATCCAACGGCATTCTATTATCTTCCCCGAATGCTTCTTC